GAGTTCATCACAATTTATATTTGAAGCAGGAACAACACAAAATGAAACTAATATTCTTCTTTTTACCACACAGGGTAAAATACTTTTTCGTACTGTTGTTGCATCCATAGAAGTAACAAATTTAAATACTACTGCTGTATATAGAGACTCTTCTGCTTGGTATCATATTATAGTTGCTGTTGATACCACTCAAGCAACTTCTTCAAATAGAATTAAATTATATGTTAATGGTTCTCAAGTAACTACATTTGATACTGCTACATATCAAAGTCAAAATTCTAATACTTATGTAAACTCTACTGTTTCTCATGCAATGGGCAGAAGACCGTATCAGGACAGTGGGCATTTTGATGGATACATGACAGAAGTCAACTTCGTAGACGGACAAGCACTCACACCATCAGACTTCGGTGAATACGATGAAAATACTGGTGTATGGAAACCTAAAGAATACACAGGCACATACGGCACTAATGGTTTCCATCTACCATTTACAGAAGCACAAGCATCAGGATTTACAGATCATTTTACTGATTTAACTGGTGGTCAAAATGTTCAAGTAGCAGATAATGCTTTAATTGAACCGGGTTCTGGTAACTTCTGTTTTGAGTTTTGGTGTAGACCAGATACTCTTAATGGTGTTCAAGAAAATTATATTTGTAAAGGTAGTTCAGGATATGCTTCTTATATTATAGGTCGTTATAGTGGAACATCAGGCGATGGCACATTAACTATGTATGGTTCATCTTCAGGTTCTAGTTGGGATGTATTTAATAATGAAGTATTTGGAACTGTTTCAGCAGGATCATGGCATCATTTAGCATTTTATAGAATAGGTAATAACTTTTACGGTGCAGTAAATGGTAATGTAAGGTTTATTAAAACTTATTCAGGTGCTATTTGGAATAACGGTAATAATTTATTTATTGGAACAGATGGTGGTGGTGGTTCACAATCTGATATTGATGTATCTAACTTTAGATTTGTAAAAGGTAACTCTGTATATGGAACATCTAACTTTACTCCACCAACAGCACCATTAACAGCAATTACTGGAACTGGTGTATTAACATTACAAGATTCAACATTTATTGATAATAGTGGTAATGGATTAAGTATTACTACAAATGGTTCTCCAACATTAACATCAGGAACAGTAGGTAATTATGTTACTATTGGAGATGATAATAGTGGTAATGGAAATAACTGGATTGCTAATAACATGAATGTTACTACATCTACTGCTACAACTTATGATGTTATGAACGATGTTCCTACATTAACAGATGAGGGTACTGCTAACTTCGCTACATTGAATCCTATTTATCTGGACTCTGTATCTACTACATTACCTACTTTTTCTAATGCTAATTTAAATATGTTATCTGGAGCAACATATACCATTAGTATAAGTTCTATTGGTATAAATTCAGGAAAATATTACTTTGAATATACAATGACTGCTATTCCAAGCAGTGTAACATTATATGGAGGAGTCAGTGCTTCTCCAATAACATCATCAACAATTAGAGCATATCGGTATGATACTGGCACTTATTTTAATGGAGGTACTTGGAGTTCTTATGGTGCTACATATACAACAGGAGATACAATAGGTGTAGCATTAGATATGGATTCTGACACAATAGAGTTTTATAAAAATGGTTCAAGTCAAGGACAACAAACATCTATTGGTTTATCAGGAAAAACAGTATATCCAATTTTCTATGCTAATCCTAGTGGAGGATTTGCAGTCAATTTCGGTCAAAGACCATTTGCATACACACCACCTACAGGATACAAAAAACTAAATACATATAACCTACCTGATAGTGCAGTTCCTGATGGTAGTCAGTATTTTGATGTTTTGCTTTATACAGGTAATGGAGGAACACAAACAATTACAGGACTTGATTTTCAACCTGATATTGTATGGGGTAAAGCAAGAAGTTCATCAATTTCTCACAATATATTTGATACTGTTAGGGGAGGAACTAAACAACTAGATATAGATACCACTGATGCTGAAGTTTCTAGATCAGGTAATGCAGTATTGTTTAATTCTAATGGTATTACTTTAGATGCAACATACTGTAACATTAATAATACTTCAGTAACTAATGTAGCATGGAACTGGAGAGGTTCAGACTCTACTGCTGTAACTAACACAGACGGAACAATCACATCTACTGTATCTGCTAATACAACAGCAGGATGTAGTGTGTTGACATATACAGGAAATGGAACTAATGGTGCGACAATAGGGCATGGATTAGGTTCTGCTCCTGAATGGGTTATTGTTAAAAGACGAGACAGCAGTGGAGATGATTGGTTACATTATCATAAATCATTAGGTGCAACACAGAGTATTGCTTTTGATACGGCAGGGGCAATTACATCATCAACAAGATGGAATAATACTACTCCATCTTCTAGTGTAATAACTTTAGGAACTTCAACAGGAGTAAATGGTTCAGGTGCTACTTATGTTGCTTATTGTTTCTCAGAAGTAGAAGGATTTAGTAAGTTTGGTTCTTACACAGGTAATGGTTCTACTGATGGAACATTTGTATACACAGGGTTTAGACCTGCGTGGATTATGACAAAAAATTCATCTAGTGGAGGTGAATGGGAAATATATGATACTTCTCGTGGTTCATATAATGCTGTTACTACTACTTCAGAAGCAAACTCCTCTACATCTGAATTAAATTATTACACGATTGATATTCTTTCAAATGGTTTTAAACAAAGAAATTCTTACAATACACAAAATCAATCAGGAGCAACATTTATTTACATGGCATTTGCCGAAAACCCATACAAACATTCTTTAGCGAGGTAATTATGTATAAACTAGGAAACTTAACATTAAGAGTTGGAAGGTCATTTACAGTAGGTGATGTGATGTATCCTTCTAATTGGTTACAAAAATCAACAGAAGCAGAAAAGACTGCTATTGGCATTGTATGGGAAAATGATCCTGTACTTGCTGATGATAAATATTATTGGAATGGTAATTTAGATACACCTAAAGCATTAGATGATGTATATCATGTATGGACTCAAGATGAAGCAGATGATCATTTATTACCTGTAGGTAAATCTGTAGGAGATCCTAAATATGTACAAGTGTGGGATGCTAACGCTAACAATGGTAAAGGTGGTATGGTTGATGGAACTGAGCAATTAGTATCTCGTGGTCTTAAACATACTATGATTGCACAAGTCAAAGACACAGCAGGTAAAATGTTATCAACTACTGACTGGTATGTCACTCGTAAAGTAGAACGCAATGTAGACATTCCAACAGATGTAGCATCTAAACGAGTAGCAATCGTTGCAGAATCAGAAAGATTAGAAACTGCAATTCAATCTTGCACAACTGTAATGCTACTTAAAGAAATAATGGAATCACAGAACTGGGGCGAATAATTGGCAACTCAACGAGTTCAATTTGGTGAATGGTTACCAGATCAACCTTCTATTGCAGGACAAATGATAGATGTTAATAATGTCATTCCTCAAGTGGTTGGTTATGGTGCTATTTCAAGTGCTGTAGATTTATCTAACAGTGCAGGTGAAAATTTAACATCTGTATTTGCAGGTAAGTTTAATACAACTACACAATTATTTGCAGGTGGAGCAACTAAACTATTTCTATACGATGGTGCAACTAAAAACTTAAACAATGTATCTAAAGCAGGTAATTATACCAGTTCAAGTCGTTGGAGATTTGCACAGTTTGGTAATGTGGTATTAGCAGTCAACAATGTCAACAAGGTTCAATCATGGACTGTAGGTTCATCTAGTCTTTTTGCTGATGTAGATGCTAACGCACCTGTTGCTAAATTTATTACTGTAGTGCGTGACTTTGTAGTGACTGCTAACCTAGATGGTGGAAATAATGCTAACAAAGTGCAATGGTCTGACATCAACGATGAAACAACATGGGTATCAGGAACAACCTCGCAATCTGATTATCAGATCATTCCTGATGGCGGTAACATTAATGGAATCACTGGTGGCGAGTTTGGATTAGTTTTCTTAGAGCGAGCAGTGGCGAGACTTTCATATATTGGTAGTCCTTTGTTCTTTCAGGTAGATATAATATCAAGAGGATTAGGTTGTATTTCAGAAGGTTCGGTAGCACAATATGGCAACATTTCTTACTTCTTATCAGACGATGGTTTCTACTCATGTGATGGTAATTCTGTCAAAGGAATTGGCACAGAAAAGATAGACAGATACTTCTTTAAGAACGCAGACCTAAATAAGTTTGATTCTATCTCTAGTGCTGTAGACCCTATTAAAAACATTGTGGTATGGAACTATCCTAATGTGCAAGGTGGTCGTTCACTGCTTATCTACAATTGGCAGTTAAATAAATGGTCTAAATCTGATTCTACTTCTGTAGACTATATTGCATCTCTAGCAACTTCAGGTATTACACTAGAAGGTTTAGATACATACGGAACAATAGACTCATTGACATCATCATTAGACTCAAGAGAATGGGTTGGTGGTAAGTTACTCTTTGGTGGAGTAGATGGTGAAAAGATTATCACATTTACTGGAACAAACATGACTGCTAAATTAGTGACTGGTGACTTAGAAGTAGGATTTAACAGTTGTGCTAACTTAGTCAGACCACAAATACAAGATGGTTCATCTACAGTGAGAATTGCATCACGCAAAGAACTAGATGATATTATTACCTTTAGTTCATCTGTCACAACCTCATCTGAAGGTCGAGCAGGTGTAAGAAGTTTTGGTCGTTATCATCGTGTAGAAGTTAATCCTACTGGTAACTGGACACACGCAATAGGAGTGGATGTAGATATAATTCCTAGAGGAATTCGATAATGTTTAGAGTCTTACCTTATCAAGGTGGAACACCTCGTGAAATATCAGAAGTCGTAAATAATGCGATGAATGGTAAAACAAACAATCATGGCACAGTTACATTAAATACAAGTTGGGCAACATCAACCACACTATACGATGAAAGAATAGGTTTTGATTCTGTTATTTTATTAGCACCTATTACTGATGTAGCAGAAACCTCTACAGCACCTTATGGTGAGTTTACTAAAAACACAGACCAGTTAGCACCAAGTTCAGGTAACACAGCAGTGGTTGAATGGACTACAGAACATGAAATAAATGGTATGTATTT